CTGATTGTGTTACAGTTTGTTGTGTTGTAGGTGTTCCTTTATATATATCTGAAAGAAAACCTAGTCTTTGATACGGCTCATATAATTGAGCCATCTGGTTAGATCTCTGTGCCTCTAACTCAGCCTGTTGTTGGGCTTGTTGTCTTCCGCCCAATGTGTACATTAATTCTGCGTCTCTTCCAAGCATAGCCTGACCTAACTCACCCAGAGCGGCTTGCTTAGTTCCTATATCGGCTTGTCTTGCTCCAAGAGCACCTGTTGATTCACCTATTTGACCCGCTAATTGAGCTAAAGTTCCTATGCCAGCAGCTTGTTGTCCATAACCTTGAGCTCCTTGAAACCCTAAAGCCCCTGCTTGACCAGCTAATTGACCCATTTGACCTGCTCTAGCAAGTCCTTGTTGAGCTCCTTGGAATCCTAAACCAGCCATTTGACCCGCTTGCTGTCCTATTTGACCTGCTAACTGTCCATACTGACCCGCACCTTGAAGACCTAAAGCACCTGCTTGACCAGCTAATTGTCCATACTGACCTGCTTGTGCAAGTCTTTGCTGCGCTTGTCTTGCAGCAGCTTGTTGAGCAATGTTTTGAGCTTGTTGAAAACCTTGTGATCTTAACTGTGAACCCGTTCTTGCTTGTTGCTCTAAAACATTTTGATTAATAGCAGCCTGTTCAATAGCCCCTCTAGAACCACCAAAAGCTCCTGCACCTACCGCTTGAGCGGAAGCTCTATTTTTTGCAATGTCTCCTTGTTCTGCAATATCTGCGTATTGCTGTTGAACAATGTCTTCCATGTAAGGATCCATAAAATCTCTATAAGATGTAGGGTCAAACTCATAACCAGCGCCTGCTGTCATTTGTTGTGCTTGTCCTAGTCCTTGTTGTCCTAGTCCTTGACCCATCATTGACTGCATCATTGCACTTCTTGTTAAATCTTGTGCTTGACCTAATCCTTGTTGACCTATGCCCATTGCTTGAGAAGTTAACGCTTGAGTTCCAGCTGTCTCTGCTTGGGCTTGACCAACACCTGTTTGTCCCAGTCTTTGAGCATCTAACATAGCTTGTTGCTGTCTTGCGTAAGCCTGTTGTGCTTCAGGTAATTGACTTAAAGCCGAACCTAATGTTTGAATACCGCTACCAACAGAGCCTGCACCCGCTTGAAGATTTTGAGAGGCTCTTTGCATATAAGGTTGATAACCCGCGATACCTCTTCCATCTTGACCATAATAATCTGCGACACGACCAAAAGCACCACTTTGTAAACCAGAAAACCCAGCTACTTTACTTTCTGGTAAAGTTATGCCTTGATCAGCTAATTCTTTGGCGGATTTTAATAGACCAATTCTATAAGCTTCTATTTCAGGGGTTTCACCAACCTGCTGTATGACGGTTTCTGTTGCCATTATGCCATCGCCTTTCCACGTTGTTCTAGATTACGCATGACACCATACATATTACTTATACCTTTGTTCATATCTCCGCCACCTAACCCTTTTACAGCATCGGTAGTCATTACAAACTCTCCCGGCATTAGCATAGCTCTTACGCTATCTTTGTTTGGTATGCCTTCATCAGGCATAATACCACCTACTCGTCTTGGGAATATTTCTCCTCCCTCAGCTGCAGCTTGCGGTATGTAATAAGGGTAGTTACTAGGGACTCTAGGATTTCCATCAATGTAAATAGGGTTTAAGTTTGCAACATTGTACTTGTCAGGATCTTCTTCATAAACATCCATACCTGTTCGAGTAGGTCCTAGATCTTCCTGTTCAGGAACGTCAAACATACCACCAGCTGCGCCTGCTGCCGTGGCTAGGGCCATACTAGGGCCATACTTTTGTAAAAAGTTCGGGTTTAATTGATCTTTAGCCAATTCAAAAGCTTGTTTGTAAGTCATTTTTCCTGTGGTATCACCTGCTAATATTTTAGAAGCTTGACTTTGTAAAGCTTCAGTGCTTGCATCTGAAGGCATCATAAAATTCTTAACATTATCATACATGCTAGTAGAGCTTGCACCTGTACTTGTTCCCGTATCAAAACCAAATTTTGGAGGATCAGCTCTAAACTGTTGCATAAAAGAAGGTGAGTCTTGACCTACCCTTAAATTCATATTCTGTCCAGCAAAATTACCTTGAGCGTCAGGAAATCCATAACCTTGCATAAATCCTGCTTCAGTAGCTTTCTGGCTGGCTGCGAGATCGGGGTATATATCGCCTCCTAATGCAGTTGTTCCCTTTTGTAGATAAGGGTCTCCTTTTACAGTAGGTATCTTTGATCCAACAGGTTTCATTCCTGCACCCTCAAACCCAGTACTGACATCTCTTCTTGAAACAAATTGATTACTTTCTGACGTAGGCTCAACAAGATCTTTAAGACTTGGAAGACTGGTGCTTCTTAAAGGAGCAAAGCTACCTTGAGTAAAAGCATTTTTTATGTTGGTAGTTCCCATGCCCACATCATTCGCAATGTTTTGGCCAAATCCTTCAATACCTGAATTAGGGCCGGAAAAACCAGCGGATATCGCACCAGTAGCCCCACCAATCAAGGCTGACTTAAATGCATCTTTTATAGTACCACCTTGAACTAAGGTACCAATACCTGCACCAAGTGCCGCTGAATATACCTGACCTAATCCCGGGGCAAAGTAATTAAGCGCCATAGGTATAATAAGAGGAGCGGCCTTCTTCAAAGCTTTTCCTACGCCCTTGGCTATCTTACTCACAGATTTAAATAACTTCTTAAAAAAGAACTCTGGTAATCCTGTGGTTGGGTTCACGCTGTTCTTACTTTCGCCAACAACATATCTTTCTGGGTCTTCTACCCCTAATTCTCTTAAATGACTAAATATACTTTCTTTTAAAGCAGGGTTCTTTTCAATTAAGGCCCGTGGGACGATGAGCTCGCCTGTTTCAACGTGAGCCACGGTATCATCACCGTAACGACCAAAGTTAGCCATCTTTTTTCCAACATCCGAGAACTGAGCAATACCGTTTGTGCCAAACTGCTCTCGTAGCTCTTCAGCCTCTAGTTGCTCTATCTGCTCATCGGACATTACAAAATCAGCAATACCACCCGAAGGAATAACTTGTTGTTTAAGCGCTTGATTCATGTTTACTACCTTACCATGAAAGTTTTACTTGTTCAATCCTATATCTGCGATAACGCACTTGTTGTGATTCTAGTCTTAATTAATTCTTGTATACTAGCCACAACAAGAAGTCTGTTTGCATTCCCCGCTTGTACTTTTATGACATCACCACCTTGTAATATCAAATCTCTTGTTAGTATCTCTTCGGTTGCGTGTCCTGAAACGCTTTTTTGAAACAATTCAAAAACATTATTGTCTTTGTCTGTTAAGGTTACAGTTAAAGTATCACCATTGTTACTGCTATCATGAACTAAAATTGAATTAATAACTGAGGCATTTGATTCTGCCCCAGTAGGTGCCGTATATAAAATAGTGTTATCAGTTGTCGTTAGATCAACTTTTGCATTTGTTATACCTTGAATATATTGAGGAATACTGGTTACTAACATTATCGTCTTCCATCCTCTCTTATGTCTACTCTTGGTGTTCCAAGTTTATATTTAGTTCCTAATGATGTCGAATCAATTCGTAAAGCAAAAGACCTGCCTCGTAAACGATAGTTTAATTTTTCTGTAAACTGTTCTACGGGACTAGTTGATGATCTTTGTGTATTGCCAGATTCAGTTTGTGCAAAGTTTGCTCCTGGAAAGTTCTTGGTCTTTATTGTAAAATCTACATCTGGGTTTAAACTTGTTGATCCGTTAAAAGTTATATCAGGAACAACCTCTCTTAAAGAAACATATTTATCACCATCACCTATATCTATTGGTGCAGATTCAATAAATGAAGTCATAGCAGATCCATCATCATCATATCCTGTCTCATGATTATATAGATATTGATCACCAGTGGCTACAGGTAAAGTTCTAATACCTCTGTCAAGCCATGCTTGACGATTCATTGTTCCATAGTACCATATTTTTTCTGAATAGTTATAAGCAACATATTTATCTATTTCGACACTACCAGATGACGGATAAAACCATAAGAGCTCACTAAATTCAGAATTAACACCTACATGAACCTTATCTCGTTCTTCAAAATTAAAATCTAAAAAGACTTTATCTTTAACAGTACAAGGTAGCTGTAAAGTTTGTCCACCATTGGTTACATAAAAAGTATCAACACCCATCCAGTAAACAGCATCCTCTACCGCAACAGCAGAAGAAGGACTCATAATCGTTATGTTCTTTGACAATTCTTGCAAACCAAAAGTAAATGGAGGACCTATAAATTTCATGGCGTGTAATGTTTTATTTGTAAAAACAAGTAACTGTTGTCTTGTTTCAACAGCTTGAACAAAGGTCGATCCACCACCAAGTCTAAGATCACCTGCTGTATTTGTGGCAGTTGGAAACCACTCAAGAGGGTTTTCTTGAGACGAGAACCTAATCAACAATGGATCTTGAACACCATCCCCATCTGCAGCCGTATCACTAGAACCAAAATTATCACACCCAAAAGCAATAACGTGCCTATCTTGGTCGGAAACAAGAACTTGTTTAGCTCTTTGTGGGACACTTGTCTTTGTACCAGCAAGAGAATTTAACTTTACTGCTCTCGTGCTTAAACCATTTGTTCTATCCCAATAATAAATAGCACCATCTCTTGGATTAAGTATTAAATCTTCTCCAAAGTTATCATGTGACCACAATCTGATCTGTGCACCGGGAACCGTGATCGATGCTGCACTACCCCATCCTACAAAGTCATCTGTAGCAAGAGCATTACCTGTGGCTAATCTAACCAATGATCCATTGGCATGTGATGTTGCTGTTGTGCCACTATGTCCACGGGTCACTGTCATTGTGTTATCATCAGCAGAAGCCGTGATAAGCATTAACTCGTTATCAATTAAAACAACATCGCCTTCTGTAGTCATACCTGTCTCATCAACAACATCAACACTTGTATCACTGTCAGTTAAGGTTTCATTTAAAGTTGTAGCCAAAGCACCACTAGTTGTACCACTCCATTGTCCCGCACCCCAACCAGTACCACCTACGGTCACATCTAGACCTGTGTTTAACTGATAAGCTCCAACAACACTAGCACCACCATTACCTGTATCAGAAGCATTGGCTGCAATAGCAGAGGTGATTGTATAGCTATTAGAACTAATAATAGATGCGATCTGATACTCTTGATTAAGAACAGCAGCAGTTATATTGCCTCCTAAACTAGCCGCACCAGAGAAAGTTACGAAATCATTTTCATTAGCACCGTGTGCTGGGTCTGAAACAGTTATGGTTGTTGAACCATTTGTAGCTGAAAAGGTTACATCCCCTGCACTGGTTGTAGCTCTAATAGGTGTAATATCATTGAAGCCTTGACCTTCTTCAATATAGTATTTTAGTTGTGTGCCTATACCTAGAAGATCGGCTCCATCTAATGTTACCCAGTTATGTAAACGTCTTGCCGAACCTTGAAATGTTTCTGTTGTGTATTTAGTCCAGCCTCCTATCTTTTCTGGAAAACCAAATCTAAACCTTACTTTATCACCATCAATATAGCCACCTTCATTACTTTCAGATGTTATGTCAGATATAATACCAGGTTTAAATTTTAATTTTGTTATAGGCATTAGACTGTTCTCCCTGCTACTGTTCCAGAGCCAGTTCTTGTAACATTACTGTCCCCTTGTATATAGTAACCTGCCAATCCTCCAGACGAACCTGATGTGCCGTTTGTAGGTGCAGTAGCTGGAAAAGTAACGTCTGTTCCATCTCCATCGGTACCTGTTGCTCCAGTTGAGCCACTAGCACCTAACGATCCACCAGAACCACCCGTGCCTCCGTTACCAGCATTATTAGAACCAGAGCCACCACTTGAACCAGAAGTTGCTGATTGTGTAAATCCTTGACCAACACCCCCTGCACCACCAGACCCTCCATTTTGTGTTGCTAAACATGTACCAGAAACAGAACCACTTAATGTGTTATAATAATAATTATCGCCATTTGAAGCTGTTCCGTAAATTGTAAAATAATATGTTTTGTTTGAGTTCATGTTAGTTGTGTCACTAACAGGTCTTGAGCTTGTGTTTAAATCTCCGTTATTTCCAGTAGCTGCACTCACAGAAATAGCTGGATTACCATAGCCCGAACCATATTGTGTACTAATATCAGCAGCTACAGTATAAACCCCTGTAGTATCTGTTTGAGCACGAAAATATATAGGACCTCTATTTGCACAGTTGCCACTGATTCCATTACCTGCTCCACTGGTGTGATTTAATTGAAATTGACCAGGTTGTCCTATGCCTCTTGAGAATTGTCCATTTAGTCCTCTCCATAATCTGTCACCAACGACACCAACACCGTCTAGATTACCTGAACTGGTATAAATTGAATCCATCCAACTTGGTTGATTATTTTGTGGTGTTGATGTGCCTCCACCTCCCAAATCAACAACAGATGTAAATGTAGCATTAGCAGTGTAAACACCTTTACCACCTGTTCCGCCAGTGCCTCCACCGCCTCCACCACCTTTGATGTTAGCACCACTATTATTAACAAGAGTAGTTGTTACATCTGCTTTTAAAGCTGTTCCACCATTAGATCCTGCTGCACCACCTTGACCATATATATTACCATTGTTAGTCACAGTTATACTTCCAGCACCACCAGAAGCTAAATCCAAAGCGGGAGTACTTGTAGACGTACTATAAACAGTTATACCTGAGTTTATTACAATATATTTTGGATAGTCAACACTATAATCATTACCAAAAATACCTGATCCTGATTGCTGTGTTGCATTAGACGAAAAGGTT